TATTGGGGTGTTGGTAGATTCATGGGTTCTGGTATTCATATATTTTCTGACGAGCGTTCGAAAATTATACACGGTCTTTCGAAATCTGCAGAAGACTTAGATATAATAAATAATATTGAAATAACTGAATTTAACTACATAGATCCATTAAAAGGTAGTGGTAAACAGAAAAAAGTAATTGCTCAGCAAGTAGAAAAAGTTTATTCAAACGCAGTGAGCACAGGACCTGATGTAATTCCTAATATATTTAAAGAATCTGAAATAAATTCTGGAGTTATAAAACTAGAAAACAATTGTAAAGTTGGAGATAAGATACAACTTGTATACGAAGACTTAAGCAAAGAGATAGTTGAAGTAATCGCATGTCATGAAACCAAAATAGTTACTGATTCTAAAAGAAAAGGTAAAGTGTTTGTTTATGGAGAACAAGTTGATGATTATAAATCTGTAGATTACGACGCAATATCAATGTTAAATGTTTCTGCTACACAAGAATTACATAAAATTATTACAAAACTAGAGAAAAAGATAGAAGATCTTACAAAAAAAGTAAATTCTCTTAAAAACAAGTAATAATAGACCTATACCTGCTCGGTGAAGAGCGCAAAACCAAATATAAACTTAAAACCGAAACCAATGACGTTTTATTATCAGACTAAAACGTGGAATAGTCAACCACAAATTTCAGAAGAAACCATTAACCTTTGGAAACATCTCTCAGAAAAGAAAAACTGGAGAATAACCCAATTACACAACGGTTTTTATCAAACTGAATACCAAGATCCCAAAGAAGATACTTGGCACGACGTTACAAGAAGAGAAACATTAGAAGGAGCTGAACAAGCAATTGACGCTTCAGTTAAGCATTATGCTAAAAAACTAGAATATGTTTCTGGACCTAAGGTCGTCAAAACTTTTAAATAATTAAATTAAATTAAATTAAATCCTATGATTGTAAAAAATCTTAACTTTGGCTCTGAAGCCAGAGAACAGGTATTTAAAGGAATTGAAAAACTCACAAGTGCTGTTAGCTCCACATTAGGAGCTAGCGGTAAATGTGTGATTCTAGAAGATGCACAAGGAAACCCGATGATTACTAAAGACGGTGTTACTGTAGCAGATTCAATATTCTTAAGAGATCCTGTAGAAAATATTGGTGCAACGCTTATAAAAGAAGCAGCACGTAAAACGGTTAGAGAAGCTGGAGACGGTACAACAACAGCAACTATATTAGCTCATGCTATATTAAACGAGGCTTATCCACATTTAGATAAGTCTAATAGTAGAGAAATTAAAGAAGGAATTATTTCTGCTGTAGAAAAAGTTGTAGAATACTTAAAAAGTGTTTCTGTTCCAGTTGAAGATCGTATTAAAGAAATAGCTACCATATCTACTAACAATGACGAAAAGTTAGGGGAATTAATCGCAGAAGCGTTTACAGCTGTTGGTAATACAGGAGTTGTTATCATGGAACCTTCAACTTTAGGTAACACTGAAGTAGAAGTAGTAGAAGGTGTAGAATACGATAAAGGTTTGTTAAATCAAAACTTTATTACAAACAAAGAACAAGGTACGTGTGAATTAGAAAATCCATTAGTAATGATTGTAGATTCTAAAATAGAATCAATAAGACAAATACAAACGGTTTTAGAACACGTTATTAAAACAAATAAATCATTATTCATTATAGGTCAAGTGGAACCACCGGTTCTTTCTTCGTTAGTAATGAACAAAATGAAAGGTAACATAAAAATAAATATTGTTGATCCTCCAGTTTTTGGTATAAGAAGAAAAGAAATATTAGAAGATTTATCTTTACTTACGAATGCTCAAATTATAAATGAAAATCTGGGTGATGATTTAAATACTATTGAGATAGATTATTTAGGAACATGTTCTAAAGTTACCACAAATGAAAATCAAACTATAATTCAAATAGAAAGCATTTCTGATGAAATTAAAGATATAATATCTGATCTTAAGAAAAAGCTTAATAAAAAACTACAACCACATGAGGTTATTGGTTATGAACAAAGATTAGCTAGATTATCAGCTAAAGTTGCTGTAGTTAAAGTTGGTGCTAATTCAGATATTGAATTAAAAGAGAAGCAAGACAGAGTTGAAGATGCTATATGTGCTACAAAAGCCGCGATCAAAGAAGGTATAGTTCCAGGTGGAGGAATAGCTTTATTAAATGCAGCGTTAAATATAAACGAAGCTAATTTAGGAGAAGAGATATTGTTAAAAGCAATAATATATCCTTTTAAAACTATTCTTGAAAACGCTGGAATAACACCAACCACACCAGATAAAAATGGTGTAGGAATAAATGTGGTTACGGGAAATATGGTAAATATGATTGACAATGGTATTATTGATCCATTGTTAGTTACAAAAAGCGCTTTAACAAACGCGGCTTCAGTAGCTACTACTATTTTATCAACTGATTGTGTAATTAATAACATTAGAGTAGATGAAAGCGGTAGGTAGAAATTTAATTATAGAAAAAATAGAACAGAACATTACTAAGTCTGAAGGAGGTTTACTTTTAGGTAAAAATGATAGAGACGATATCAGATACGTTGAAGCTAAAGTTATATCAGTAGGTAGTGATGTAGAAGGATTAAAAGAAAAAGATAGTATATTTTATGACCGCCATGCTGGTCATTTTATTGAAGTAGATAAAAATACTTATCATGTGATAAAAGCACAAGATGTAGTCGTTGTTTTATGAAAAAGCTAGATGCAAGAGATATCAAAGATATGGGCTTGTTAAAACATTACCGTATAATACGCAAATGGGCTTCCAAGAACAACGATTTAACTAGTGCAGATTTAGAACTGCTTATTTATTTAGATTGTATAAACTACTTTACTATTAATGATTTCAAAATGGGTGTATACTCATATAGTTGGAACAATAGAAGGTGGAATAAACTATTACAAGAAGATTGGATAAAACTGTGGAGACATAGAAATAGAACTACGCAGAAATATAATATATACACTATATCTTTTAAAGGAAAGCAACTAATCCAAAAAATATATAGGATTATGCTAGGAGATGATGATATACCCACTAGTGAAAGAAGAAATTCTATCATGAAGGGTAAAAGTTATATAGATAAAGTATTACAAACTTCAATACACAACGTAAATAAAGATAAAGAAAGATGAGTAAAAAAAGTCCTTTAAATTTTGGGATGCCAGGGCAAAACCCATTTATGCAATATCAAACGCAAAATCCTGCATTGAACAATGCTATGATGTTTTCAGGTGGACAAAACCTAGGACTACAAGCTGCGTACGCACAGCAAATGCAAGCTGAGCAAGATGCTGCTGCACAAGCACAACAAACGCAGCAAAATAATTCTTTTGCGGCTAATCAAGATCCTAACAACGCAAGCGCTGTAGGTTTTAACAATGCTCCTGCTTCTGTACCATCAAGTGTTCCTATTACTACTGGTGGAATAAGTCCACAAACTCAAGGTATAGCAGAAGGAATATATGGTGATATGTCTAGCAGACAAAGAATAATGAATCCTAACACAGTTAGCAAACCAAAAGGTTTAATATCATTTTAAAACAAAATAAAACAAAAATTATGCACAATAAAAAATATGATCCTTCAATGGAAAGATTAAAACCAGGAACTAAAGTTGGTGTAGTAGGTGAATCTGCTATATGGGACGGACCATTAGATCAGGTAGGAAGATTACATGGTTCTGGTTCAAGTTCAGGTATAACAGGTATGCAAGTGTTAAAAGACATTGCTCCATATATTCCAGGACCAATAACACAAATAGCAAAAGTATACAAATAAAAACAAACAATTAAAATGGCACAAAATCAACCAACACACGCGGTAGTAGTTGTTCCTAGTGATACAATTAACATACCTGAACCAGGTATAATTACTTCTGGAACAAATACGTCTGGCGTAGCTACAACTTTAACAGACGCTGGAAATGACTTTCGTAATTCTGTAACTAACTTAGATGGTTATAATATTAGAGGCGGAGATGTAGTAATAGATTTAGCAGGAGCAATATGTGAAATAATATCAGTAGATGATGCTAACAATATTACTTTAGCAGCACCAGGTATTGCAGCTGGAGCTTACAATATATATAAAGGTAATTACACTGTAACAGATGGTTTTTCTGAAGGATACAGCTTATTCGTTGGAAACGGTGGAAGTTTATCCGTTATAACAGTAGGAGGAGAGCAAGTGACTTTATTTAACGTAGGAAACGCTAGTTTTATTCCTTTGCAAGTTCAAAGAGTAAATCTTACAGGAACGACAGCTAGCTCTATACTAGCATTACAATAGCATTATGCCAACTATATTAGGAAACGCAAATGCAATCTTAGCTGTACCTAACATAGCAGGTACTGGCGGAGCACCACCAACTGATTTCATTATACAAGAAAACAATGCTGGAGCTGGTACATTTAGAATGCTTACAGAAAGTGGAACAGACCTAATGATTAGAGAATAATAAACAAAAAACAAAAATGGCAGATATTAAATTTTCAGCGTTTACAGCTGAAGCAAATCCCGCAGCAGTAGATTTCATAGTAGGTTATGCTGGTGGAAACAACGTAAGAATTAGTCCTTCAGATTTAAATTCAGGAGGAGTTACTAGTGTAGCATTAACAATGCCAGCTGCGTTTAGTGTAGCAGGTTCTCCAATAACAGGAGCTGGAACTTTCGCGGTAACTGGTTCCGGAGCAGTAACAGATTATATAGATGGTACAGGAGCTTTACAAGTATTCCCTACTAGTCTTATAACAGGTACAGTGACTTCTGGTGAAATACCATATGCTTCAGGAGCAAATGTTTTATCAAGTTCTAATCAATTCACTTTTGATTTAACCGGTGGTTCTAGTGGTAGTGGACCAAGTATAGGTATTGGCTTAGCGGGAGTAGCTCCCACCAAAGGAGCTGTTGAAATAGAAAGTTTTATAGACTATAATAGTGGAGCTGCATTTGATTATTTCTTATATACTGGTGCTGGTGGTCCTTTCTTAAACTTTGCTGGAGTAGGTGCTTTTGCAATATCTGTTCATACAGCAGGTAGATTTATGGGTTCAGGTATACATATATATTCTGATGAAAGAGTTAAAAAAGATATATCAGTAAGTGATTCTAAAAAAGATTTAGAAACTATATCTAAAATTGAAATATCTAACTATAAACATATTGATCAAGCTCACGGTAATAGAGTTCATAAAAAAGTAATAGCACAACAAGTTGTTAAACATTATCCAGAAGCAGTAGCTATAGGTAAAGAAGTTGTTCCATGTATTTATGAAAAGTCTACAATTAAAGATGGAGTTATTGATTTAAAAATAGAAACATGTGAATCAGAAGGATGCTGCAAGGTAGAAGATAAAATAAAACTAATCTATCCTGATGGATCAAAAGAATTAGTTAACATAATAGAATCAGACGGAAATTCAATAAAAGTTGATTCTGATAAATCAGGCGAAGTATTTGTATACGGTAAAGAAGTTGATGATTATCATTCAGTTGATTATGATGCTTTAGCAATGCTAAACATCTCAGCTACTCAAGAGCTTTATAAAATAATAAAAGAGTTACAAGAAGAAATAAAACAATTAAAAAAATAACAAACAACTATGGAAAAAGGACATTACGGTGAATATAGTGGAAACGCTAGACACTCAAGAGTAACAGCATCTAACTATAAAGCAACTGAAAGAGATGATGCAGCTCATATTGATTACTTAAAAAGAGATATAAACTATGACGCTAAACATGGTCATAGCAATATAGATATGACAGCTGATGAAAAACATATATCTAAATTAGCAGGTGACATGAAATATGATAAAAGACATCATGGAATGTCAAGAAAAGAAAATCGTCAAGAACAGCACTTAAGAACACAAGTAGAAAACTACCCAAAACCAATGCCAGCTAACGCTCCAACAACGTACATGCGATCAGCTCCTAAGCGTCTAGTTCAGTCTTATAGATCAGAAGGAAACACGGGTTGGCCTACTCCGGAATATGTACAAGGTAAATATGAAGATTATATGGGTTATGATTCAGAAAATCCAAACGCTCCTGGATTTAGCGCAAGAGATCTAGCTCCGTCTAGAAAAAGTAAAAGCGATAGACTTAGAGAAAGAGCAATGAAAAGATCTGAAAGAACTGGTGCTGAATCAGGTGATTATGATTATGAAGATGAAAAGGTTCAAAAACTACTTGAAAAAGCTAGAATGGCTGAAAGAACTGGAGATATGAAGATGACAAAAGAGATGACAACAAAGCCAAAAATGAAAGCTAATGAATATATCGAAGAAGAACGTGATAGAGAACTAAATAAAATGATGGACGAACGTGATGGTATGTCTAGAATGAGCAAGTGGGGAGGAAATATGCATGATTATCACAGACACATGGACGCACAAGGTCATATGACTAAAGATGGTGTTGTTGGTGGTGGTAAATACGGTAAAGGTGGTCACTATAAAGATTACGAAGGTATGTCTAGAGATTCTTATGGTATGGATAGAAAATCATGTGGAACTAAATATACTGGTGTTGGCAGATATTCATCTGCACTACTTAATACTGGTTGGTCAGGTTTTAATTACAATAAAGCATCTGCTGAATTAGACTACATGCCAATTGAACATGATATGAAAAGAGGTATGTCAAGAAAAGGTTCTAAACCAGATTATATAGATATTGATGGAGATGGTAATACAAAAGAACCAATGAAACAAGCAGCTGATGGTATGTCTAGACTAGCTTCTCCATTAAATGCTAAAGGAGATAAATGTCCAGAAAGCGGATGTGTACAAGAAAAAGGTAATGGAAAATGGGGAGTAATTAGTGGTAAAACTGGTAAATGGTGGGATGCTAATTATGATTCAAAAGATTCTGCAGAAGCAGGATTAAGAGCTTACTTTGCAAAAGGAGGAAACTAATGAACATGCTAGATAAAATAAGAGGTAAATTTTTTAACACAAAGTCTTTTAATGTAGGTTTTAATAATAGATCTCCATTAAGCTATATAAGTAGTACTGGACCTGGTGTACCTTCATTTTCTGACCCTGGTTTAAAATCATTTGAACCTTCAGATTGGAAAGGAGCTTATGATACTTCAGATGCAGTAAGAGCAGAAACTCAAGCAGAAATTGCTAAAGGTGAAGGTGTTGGTGGTGCAATTTTCGGTGGAGCTAAAGTGCTAGCTGGAGCGCTAACAGGTGGAACACTATCAAAAGGATTTAAGGATGGAAGAAGCAAAGATGTATTTGAGGGTATAGAAAAAACATTTGGTGGTGGTAAAACGCAATCTACAGCGGAAAGTGATTTAGAAACTATGAAAGCTTTAAAATTAAAATACCCAGAATTATTCTAAAAAAAAACAGTCATGGATCTGTATAAAACCAAAGAAAAATAGAAATAAACATTAACATTTAAAACAAAAAAATCATGGCAAATTGGATTAATTTCAACGTAGTTGGTGGTGTAACAGATGGTGCAGGTGCAACTCCAGCTCCACAAATGGACGGCGACAACTTATTATTAGCTGAAAGCATTATTAATGTAGGCGTAGTAGTAAGCGGTGGTGGTGCTATTGTAGCAACATTAAACTTAGCTGGACCAGCAGGTGCAACAACTTGTACAGTTATCTGTTCAACTTCACCTGCAGCAGCAGACGCTCCTGACGGTAATGTACCAGCTTCAGCGGATTACGTAAACAAAGTAAAAGCAACAATTATCAGATCATTAACAGCTAATCCAGGTGGTGTAAAAGCTAACTGTGTATTACCTCAAGATCAAGCTGATAACACTGCTCCATATGATCCAGCACTTAAAGTGTACTGGAGAAGCTTTGTAGTAGCGTAAGTATGAAAGCTAGAGGATTAGGCGATTCTATCGCACAATTCACAAAAAAAACAGGTATTAAGGCTGTAGTCGGTAAAATGGCTAACAGCCTTAATAAACCCTGTGGCTGTCAACAAAGACAAGATTATTTAAACAAAAAATTCCCTTACAAGCAATGAGAATAAATTTAACTAAAAGATTCACGATGAATTCTCCATTAGAAATCAATAACACTCCTGTGTATCAAGTTGACTTAGATGAGGGTATTTTAGGTAAAGGAAATAAAAACGGTACTATATTAGTATCTGATAAAATAACTGATCCTGAAGAAAGAGAAAGTATTATAAAACATGAAAGAATTCATGTTGATCAAGTAAAAAGAGGTGATTTAGATTATGACGATGAAAACGTTTATTGGAAAGGTAAAACATATCCAAGAAGTGAAATGAATGAAGGTAGTCCAGATTTACCTTGGGAAAAAGAAGCATATAGCAAAACAGATCCGTTCGAAAAATATTAATACAATATGGAATCACCAATTTTAAACAAAAGATTTAACTTAAAAAATCAACTTATTAAAGACGAGTTTGCTAGATTAAAAAATTTTAATTTATCAGATGAAAGATCTTCTGAACCATCGATGTCTGAAGGTTTAGCTAATCAAATGGCTACTGGAACAGATGAAAGTAGAGGTACTGAGTCAAAAGGTAGAGCATTCGGTGATTATAGCGCTAGACTTGGTGACAGTAAATATTATGGAGAATATGATCAATTTGGTACTGCTAGAAGAGATATATCAGCTGATCCAAGAACTGGAGACTTAGTAGTTAAAGGAGATTCTTATGCTCTAAGAGATTTTAATGTACCTTTTAATGAAGCAGGTGGAGGAACTAATAAGAGAATGAGAAAAAAATATCCTCTTATATCAAGTTATGCTGATCCAGCGTCTGATGAAATAAATCCTATGTATATAAACCCACATGAAGGGCTTGGACGTGATTATGTTGCTCAGCAAATTAGAAATAGAGATGCTGGTGTTGATTATGATGAAAATGCTATTTCAAGTTTTCAACAAGGAAGTGGAACTCAGTATTACAGACCTTCAAATATGAATACTTTTGAGAGAACTATAGGAAGAGATCCATCAACACTAACTAACCGTGGTGGTGCAGATTACGTTATGGGTACAGGAACTGGTGATATAGCGGACAAGCAAGAACAATCAGCAAGAAATGCAATGAACGCTAGAGATACAGCTAATCAAGCTATACAAAACGCTATTGATTCAGGAAATTTTGAAGAAGCTCAAAATATATTAAATTCAGGTTTTAATACGATTGCTGATGACTTTGGTAATTACCAAAACCCAAACAAAGCTTGGAGAGGAACTGCATATGCTAGTCAAACAAGAGGAGGTGAAGAAGGAGCTCCTAGAATGGATGAAAGACCATCACTATATAACCCAGGTCTATTTTATGGGTCTAGAGTTAAAGATAATTTAGAGTATAGAAGAGATGCTTCTGCGGATAAATATAACACGGAATATTTACCTACTAGATCAGAAGAAGTAGATAGAGAAGCTTATGACAGCTTAATAAAACAAAGATTTAGAAACATAGGTAATAGAAGTAATACGTTTATGCAAAATAGAAATCCTTTAACATCTTCTAATGAAAGAACTGGAGATATAAATTTTGGTGGACAATAAAATGGCTAAAAAATTTAAAGATACTACAGTCGGACAATTACTGTTTGGCGCAGCGTCTATAATAAATCCTACACTAGGAAATGTATTACAAGGCGTAACATCTCCTAAAGAAGCTATTGCTGCAATTGCAAAATCAGATGTTTCTTTAGATGATAAAATAAAATTACAACAATTAATATACGAACAACAGAATAAAGAGATAGAAGCTATTACTTCCAGATGGAAGTCAGATTCTATGTCAGATTCTTGGATGTCAAAAAATGTACGTCCATTAGTTCTAATATGGTGTATTGTTGTATTTTCTTTTGCAGGAATATTAGATAGTGTTGAAAGTATACCTTTTACAATACATGATAATTGGAATTCAACTTTTGAAGCAGTTATGATGGCGGTTGTTTTAGCCTATTTCGGAGGACGCACGACTGAAAAAGCTGCTAGCATGTTTAAAAAGTAAAAGTTACTAGAAATAAGTGATTATACTTTAGAACAATTAAATTAAATAAAATATTATGAAAAAATTATTAGTAAGCATTTTTATGTTTATGAGCGTTTTAACTTATGCTCAAGAAATTCCTGGACTAGAAGGTTTATGGAAAGGTAAGAACTCAACTTATTACGTTGCTATTTTATGGGATGGTGATAAGTATACTTTTAATAATTTTTCTTTTAACGTAGGTAAAACGGCAAAAGAAATAGTTTATGAAAAAGGTAAAGATTATATTATAACAAATATACACACTCAAAGAAATAAACATAGTGTTAATATTAAATATACTGTGTTAGATAAAGAAACATTATTATGTGAATTTTCAGGATCTAATGATAATGTAAGTAAATATAAACGAATAAAATTAAATTAAATGGCTGAAAACAAAGTAACAGAAAAAGAGTTAAAAGAAATACAAGATTTACAAGCAAATCTTTATAAATTAACCACTGATATAGGAGTTTTAGAAACTCAAAAACATGCGGTTTTACATGAACTAGCAGGTGTTAATCAGAAACAAGAAGAATTTAAAAAAGTACTAGAAGAAAAATACGGTTCAATAAATATAAATTTAGAGGACGGTACTTTTGAAGTACAAAAAGAAAATGAGTAATGTTATAAGAAAAATCAGTATTGGTGCTGATTATAAGAATGAAGCTATGCATTATTCTATAGGACAACAGGTTTATGGTGGTCATGAAATATCACATATACTGTTAGACGAAAAAGATAATTCTTATAATATACATATAAAGAAAAGCAATGAGATATTGCCATGGAAGAAATTTAACTCTAACATGGCTATATCTATTGAGTACGACTTAGAGTATTAATGAAAAGTCTTTACGATTTTATTGTAGAACCTTTAGGTGAGAGATACGCAAACACTAAAAAAATAGGCGAAAAGAAATTAATTTTAAATACTAAAATTGAATCTTGGAAGTTTGTTAATAGATTTGCTTTAGTTTTAGAAACACCACTAGCTATAAAAACCCCTATTAAAAAAGGAGACATTATAGTTGTGCATCAAAATGTTTTTAGAAGATTTTACAATATGCAAGGTAAACAAAGCAACAGTAGATCTTATTTTAAAGACAACATGTATTTTGTAGGTATGGATCAAGTTTATCTATATAAAAATAATGACACGTGGAAGTCTTTTGGTGATCGTTGCTTTATAAAACCAATTAAAAACAGTTCTTCTCTAGAGAACATAAAAGAAACTCCCTATATTGGAATAGTTAAAATTGGTAATAATAAGTTAGAAGTATCTAAAATCAACCCAGGAGACAAGATAGGGTTTAAACCAGGTGCTGAATGGGAGTTTGTCGTTGACGATGAACGTCTTTATTGTATGAAATCAAATGATATAGTTATAAAATATGAGCACAAAGGAAACGAAGAAGAATATAATCCAAGCTGGACAGTTAGCAGTTAAAGAATTAATTAAAGTTGCTAAAGAACCTATTATAGATTTTGGACCAGACATTTCCGCGGATAGATTAAAGAACGCAGCTGCTACTAAAAAACTATGTATATTTGATGCTTTTGAAATATTAAATAGAATAGAAGAAGAAAAAAACTTATTAGAAGATAAGCCAAAAGTAGAAGAAAAAAAAGAAACTACATTTCGTGGTTTTGCTGAAGGAAGGTCTAAATAATGTATACGCAAACTTTATATAATATATTAACAGACCATGTTAAACCAAAAATTCTTAAGCGAAATAACAAATATAAGAAATGGGAATATGGTTATAATGAAGAGTATGACTTTGTAGTTATAAGCAAAGATGGAACTGTAGGAGATATATACGAAATACAAGGTTTAAAAATTGGAGTTCCTAGTAAACCTAAAGATATACATACTTTTGAAAATAATAAATGGACAAGAACACCATTACCTAAAGTTCTTAAAAAAATTAAAAGTGTTTTTGAATGGGATAAATATCCTGAAGACTTTAAAGAAAGATGGTATGATTTTATTGATATAGAATTTACCAGACGTGAAGAAGGTTTTTGGTTTAAAAACGATGATAGAGATATTTATTTAACAGGAACACATTACATGTACTTACAATGGAGTAAGATTGATGTTGGACCACCAGACTTTAGAGAAGCGAATAGATTATTCTTTTTATTCTGGGAAGCATGTAAAGCAGATAATAGATGCTATGGTATGTGTTATCTAAAAAACCGTAGATCTGGTTTTTCATTTATGGCTTCAGGAGAAGTTGTTAATTTAGCTACAATATCAAGTGATTCAAGATACGGGATATTATCTAAAACAGGACCAGATGCTAAAACCATGTTTACAGACAAGGTTGTTCCAATATCAGTTAATTATCCTTTCTTTTTTAAACCGATTCAAGACGGTATGGATCGACCTAAAACAGAGTTAGCATATAGAGTTCCAGCTTCAAAATTTACAAGAAGAAAAATAGTAAGTGGAGAAGTAGAAGCAGAACTACAAGGTCTAGATACTACTATTGATTGGAAAAATACTGGTGATAATAGTTATGATGGTGAAAAATTAAAACTATTAGTACACGATGAATCAGGTAAGTGGGAAAGACCTAATAATATATTAAACAACTGGAGAGTTACAAAGACATGTTTAAGGTTAGGTTCTAGAATTATTGGTAAATGCATGATGGGTTCAACATCTAACGCTTTAGATAAAGGTGGTGGTAATTTTAAAAAATTATATGAAAACTCAGATGTTAATAAAAGAAATGCCAATGGACAAACACGTAGCGGACTCTATAGTCTGTTCATTCCTATGGAATGGAATTACGAAGGATACATTGATTCTTATGGCATACCTGTATTCGAAACACCCGAAAAACCTAAAGAAGATCCTCATGGACAAAAAATTAGATTAGGAGTATTAGATTACTGGAAAAATGAAGTAGATGGTTTAAGTGAAGATCAAGATGCTTTAAATGAATTTTATAGACAATTTCCACGTACAACTAAACATGCTTTTAGAGATGAATCTAAGAACTCTTTATTTAACCTTACTAAGATATATCAACAAATAGACTGGAATGCAGATATAAAGCATAGCAGTGTTGTAACACAAGGTTCATTTAAATGGGTTGGAGGTATAAAAGATACTCAAGTAATGTTTGTACCAAACAAAAGTGGTAGATTTTTTGTTTCATGGGTTCCACCAGTTCATTTACAAAATAATGTAATTAAAAAATTAGGTAAAAAATATCCAGGTAATGAAAGCTTAGGAGCATTTGGTTGTGATAGTTATGATATATCAGGAACAGTAGATGGTAGAGGTTCTAATGGATCTTTACATGGTTTAACTAAATTTAGTATGGAAGATGTTCCTCCTAATCATTTCTTTTTAGAATATATTGCTAGACCACAAACTGCTGAAATATTTTTTGAAGATGTTCTTATGGCTTGTATATTTTACGGAATGCCAATATTAGCAGAAAATAACAAACCTAGATTATTATATCATTTTAAAAGAAGAGGTTATAGGTCTTACGCAATGAATAGACCTGATAAGATTTACAATAAACTATCAGTAACAGAAAGAGAAATAGGTGGAATACCTAACTCAAGCGAAGACATAAAGCAAGCTCACGCTGCGGCTATAGAAACTTATATTGAAGAAAGAGTTGGATTATTAGAAGATCTTACTTATGGAGACATGTATTTTCAAAGAACATTAGAAGACTGGGCAAAATTTAATATAAACAATAGAACAACTCATGATGCTTCTATTAGCTCAGGTCTAGCTATTATGGCTTGTAACAAACATAAATATAGACCAGTTCCTAAGTTGATTAAACAAAAGTATGATTTAGGTATAAAAAAATATGACAATAGTGGTTCATTATCAAAAATTATAGATTAAATGAAGATAAATTATAATACTAATAGTACATTTCCTAGCCAAGTTGTTAGTGACGCTGAAAAAGCTACTTGGGAATATGGTACGCAGGTTGCACAAGCTATAGAGCAGGAATGGTTTAATCAAGGTAGAACTAATGGTAATAGATACTTAACTACTTGGAACAACTATAATAGATTAAGATTATACGCAAGAGGTGAACAACCTGTAGATAAATATAAAGATGAATTGTCTATTAATGGTGATTTGTCTTATCTTAATTTAGACTGGAAACCAGTTCCTATTATATCTAAATTCGTAGATATATTAGTTAATGGTATTTCTAATAAAAATTATGAAATAAATGCATTTGCTCAAGATCCTGAGTCTTTAGAAAAAAGAACTAATTATGCAGAGATGTTGGCTCAAGATATTTTTGCTAGAGAAACAATGGAACAAATAGTTCAGAAACTTGATTCTTCTTTGTTTAACACTTCGATTCCAGAAAGTAAATTACCTGCAGATGAAACTGAGTTGGAATTACACATGCAACTTAATTACAAGCAGGCTATAGAAATAGCAGAAGAAGAAGTTATTAATCAAGTATTAGATGCTAATAAATGGGAACTAACTAAACGAAGAGTTAATTATGATTTAGTTACGTGTGGAATTGGTGCTTGTAAAACTAATTTTAATCTTTCTAATGGTATAACGGTTGATTATGTTGATCCAGCTTACTTGATATATTCTTATACAGAAGATCCAAATTTTGAAGACATATACTATGTAGGTGAATTAAAACCAGTTACTTTACCTGAAATAGCAAAACAATTTCCAAGATTAGACGATGCTACATTAGAAAAAATACAACAGCAACAAGGTAATAGAACTTACATGTATGGATATGGTAATGGTCCATGGGATCAAAACACTATTCCATTATTATATTTTGAATACAAAACATACAGTGAACAAGTATTTAAAATAAAAGAAACAGAATATGGATTAGAAAAAGCATTAGAAAAACCTGATACTTTTAATCCACCAGAAAATGATAATTTTGATAGAGTAGGTAGAACTATAGAAACTCTTTACAGAGGAGTTAAAGTTTTAGGTACTGATATAATGTTAAGATGGGAAATGTGTCCTAACATGACTAGACCAAAAGCTGATACTACAAAAGTAGAAATGAATTATGCTATTTGTGCGCCACGTATGTATAAAGGTAGAATAGAATCTACAGTAGGTAGAATTACTGGTTTTGCTGATATGATACAAATAACTCATCTTAAACTGCAACAGGTAATAGCTAGAATGGTACCAGATGGTGTTTTCTTAGATATGGACGGTTTAGCAGAGGTTGATTTAGGTAACGGTACTAATTATAATCCAGCTGAAGCATTAAACATGTACTTCCAAACAGGTTCTGTTGTTGGTAGATCTTTAACACAAGATGGTGATATAAATAGAGGTAAAATACCTGTACAAGAATTATCAACAGGTTCAGGACAAGCGAAAATACAAAGCTTAATATCTACATATAATTATTATTTACAAATGATAAGGGATGTGACAGGTTTAAGTGAAGCTAGAGATGGTTCTGTACCAGATAGAGATACATTAGTAGGTTTACAAAAAATGGCTGCTAATGCTTCTAATATTGCTACTAAGCATATTAACAATAGTAGTTTATTCTTAACTTTAAGAATGTGTGAAAACATATCTAAAAAAGTTAGTGATATGTTAGATTATCCTTTAACAGCAAATGCTCTTAAAAATAGTATAACTACTTTTAACAGTATGACTCTGCAAGAAGTTGAAAACTTAAATCTACATGATTTTGGTATTTTCTTAGATCTTGAACCAGATGATGAAGAAAAACAACAGTTAGAGCAAAATATTCAGGTTGCATTAGGAAGTGGTGGTATTGATT